ATGCTCATGGCCAACGCTGGCTACAAGATAGAACACAAAAAACGTAACGTGCTGATATACCAGCCGCGTGACGGTGCCGCCAAAACGTTTATGAAAAAGCACGTTGAAACGGCCATACGCGACATGCCGATCTGGAAAGCCCTAGCACCGTGGATTGGCCGCAAGCACAAAGACAGTACCTTAGAAGATAAAGTATTCACCAACGGTAAAACCTTAATGGTTCGCGGTGGTACCGCTGCGGCTAACTACCGTGAAATATCCACCGATGATGTCATTTACGATGAACTCGCAGGTTTTGACGAATCAATCGAACACGAAGGTAACGCCACATCACTCGGTGATACCCGTGTTGAATTGTCGATGTTTCCAAAATCGATTCGTGGCTCAACACCCAAAGTATTGGGTACCTGCCAAATTGAAAAGGCCTGTAGCGAAAGCCAGTACCAATTTAAATTTAACTTACCGTGCCCACACTGCGACGAACTGCAGCACTTAAAGTGGGGCGGTAAAACCGAGCCCTTTGGTATTAAGTGGCAAGGTAGCGACCCAAGCACAGCGTATTACGTATGCGAACACTGCGGTTGCTGCATTGAAAACAATCAACTGCACGACATGGAAGAACACCCCCGCGCAGTATGGATATGCGACAAAACGGGTGTAAGTACGCCTGATTTTATTTCGTTTTATGATAAAGACGGCAACGACTTTTTAACCCCCGAAAATATCTCGATTTACATCTGGTCGGCCTACAACACCCTTAACAGCTGGGCCAAGTTAGTCACTGAGTTTTACAAAGCCAAAGGCGACAAAGAAAAGCTACAAACCTTTGTTAACACCAAACTTGGCCAGCCGTGGGACAACGACAACGGCGAACGTATCGAGTGGGAAGATTTAGGCCGCAGGCGCGAAATGTACCCCAACGGCAACATGCCCGATTGGGTAGTGTATTTAACCGCAGGTGTCGATACTCAGGATGACCGCTACGAGGGCCGTGTTTGGGGCTGGGGTGCAGGTAAAGAATGCGCCCTAATCGACAGATTTATTTTGTACGGCGACCCAGCAAGCCAAGTGCTGCTCGATAAAGTCGCGCTGCGCTTAAACCAAAGCTACACCCGCAACGACGGCATCGTGCTCAACATTGGCACCACAGGCTGGGATTCGGGCGGTCACTACACCGACACGGTTTACTCAATGAGTAAAAAGCTTGGTTTGTTCCGAGTGGTGCCGGTTAAAGGGGCCAACATGTACGGCAAGCCGATTGCTAATTTTCCACGCAAGCGTAACAACAAAGGCGTGTATTTAACCGAGGTCGGTACCGACAACGCTAAAGAGTTGATCATGGCCATGATGCGCACTCAACCCAGTGTTGATACCCGCACACCTGGTGCAATCCATTTGCCAGTCAACGACAGCATTTGTGACGACACCGAACTGCAACAGTTAACCGCTGAACGCAAAATGCCAACACGCCGCGATGGCCGCATTGTTTACCGATGGGATGCAGGCGGCAGACGTAACGAGGCGCTCGACTGTTTTGTTTACGCCATGGCCGCGCTGTATATCGCCATTGATAGGTTCGGCATTAATCTCGAATCGCTCAGTAAAGTGGTAACAAATAAAGACGAAAACCCATCATCAACCGATGAACCCAAACAACCCAAAAAACCGAAAAAAGCCCCAGCTAACAACTGGCTTTATGGCAAATCAGGAGGCTGGCTGTAATGTCAAAGCAAACTGCGACAGAGATGGTCGCGCTGTATATCGAGGCCGAAAAAGATGTACTGGCGGGTAAGTCCGTCACCATCAACGGCAAGATGATGAGCAGCGAAGACCTAGAACAAATTCGCAAAGGCCGCATTGAATGGCAGCGCACCCTTAGCATGTATACCCGCCCACGGGGTACCACACTCGCCCGATTTTAAAAGAGGCTCAGCATGAGCATTATTAACGATGCATTATCGTATTTATCCCCAGGCTGGGCGCTAAAGCGGCAAGCTGCGGCAATGAGTTATCGCAACCTAAAAGGTTATGAAGCCGCCAGCCCAAGCCGAACTCACAAGGCCAATAAAGAGGGGCGCGGGGCAAACCAAGCGGTATTTGCTGCAGGTAAAAGCCTGCGCGAACAGGCCCGCTGGTTAGACGAAAACCACGACCTCAGCATTGGCATTTTAGACCGCATGGAAGAACGGGTCATTGGTGCCCAAGGCATTGTGGTTGAACCGCAGCCCCGCAGCATCAGCGGTGAAATACTTGATGAGCTGGCCAACGAAATACAGCGCCGCTTTGCAACCTGGTCACTAAAACCAGACGTAACAGGGCGCTACACACGGCCAGAGTTTGAACGCTTAGTATTACGCACTGCACTGCGAGACGGTGAAGTATTTGGCCAGCAAGTGCGTGGTAAAGTCGCCAAGTTTGGTCACCCAAACCCGCAAGGCACCCAATATAGTATTGAAGCGCTAGAGCCTGATTATATTCCGTTCGAACTTAATGATGTATCAAGTCGGATCCGCCAAGGGCTAGAGGTAAACGGATGGGGGCAGGTGGTTAACTACCATGTGTTGCTAGACCACCCCGCAGACCAAATCGGTTTTCGTTATAAAACTAAAACGGTACCCGCTAGTAACATGCTGCACCTTGGTATGTTTAAGCGCCTGCACCAGTTGCGCGGTATCAGTATTTTTCATGGCATTTTAACTCGCCTTGGCGACATAAAAGACTATGAAGAATCTGAACGAGTCGCCGCCCGTATTGCCGCCGCCTTAGCGTTTTACATTAAACGCGGTGACGCCAGCATGTTTACCCCAGACCAAGGCGACAGCGATAGCCAAAGCCGCGAAATTAACATTGCACCAGGTATGACGTTCGACGACCTCGCACCCGGTGAAGATGTCGGCATGATTGAGTCAAACCGCCCTAATGTGCATTTAGTTGATTTTCGTAACGGCCAGTTAAAAGCCTGTGCTGCGGGTACTCGTGGCAGTTATTCCAGTATTGCCCGAGATTACCAAGGCAGCTACTCAAGCCAACGCCAGGAGCTGGTAGAGCAAGACGAGTCGAACCGCATTATGCAGCAATGGTTTTGTGCTGGTTGGGCGCGGCCTGCGTTTCGTAACTGGCTGCAAATGGAGTTAATGAACAAGCAAGACCCATTAATGCTGCCGCCAGACCTCGACACCCGCACCTTGTTTGATGCGGTTTACTACGGCCCCACCATGCCATGGATTGACCCCCGCAAAGAATCCCAAGGTTGGGAAATGATGATAGCCGGTAATGCCGCCACCGAGGCTGACTGGGCGCGAGCCCGTGGCCGTAACCCAAGCGAAGTTAAACGCCAACGTCAACGTGAGGTGAAGTTTAACCGCGAAAACGACATGGTTACGGGTAACGACCCAGAGCCACAAAACGGAGATAACCCAAGTGAAAAAGACAAAACTAAGTCTAGCCGTGGCCGCCATGATGCTAATGCCAAGCGCATCAGCGAGCTTGACCGAGAGTAAAGAAAAACGCGGTATTTACAGCATGAAAGGTGCTGCTAATGGCGTGGTCGAATTGATTTTATATGGCGATGTTGGTTGGGACTTTACCGCTAAACAGATTGCTACCGACCTACGCGCAATGGGCAAAGTGTCGAAAATTAACGCTTACATCCAGTCGGGTGGCGGCGATGTAATGGACGGCATGGCCATTTATAACATTCTCGCCCGCTGGCCGTGTCAAAAGTCGATTTGCATTGAATCGGTAGCGGCATCAATGGCCAGTGTGATTTGCATGGCGTTCGATACCGTCATCATGCCGTCAAATGCTTTTTTGATGATCCACAGTAATTGGGGCGGTGCTGTGGGTACCGCCGAAGATTTGCGTGAATACGCAGACTTACTCGACAAGTGGCGCTCAAGCATGGGTAAAGCTTATCAAGACAAAGCGAACGGCAAGTTATCAGACGATCAGCTTGCTCAGTTTTTTAAAGAAGATACTTGGTTGTCAGCACAAGAAGCGGTTGATCTTGGGTTGGCTGATGAAGTGATTGAACCGATGCAAATGGCTGCATCAATTAATTTTAAACGACTTAAGGATTTTAATAATATGCCTAAAGCATTACAAACCCTGCTTGCACAACAGGGAAATATTGGTGCAACACAGCCAGCTGCAACAACCCAGCCAGCAACTCAACAACCTGCTGCAGCTGTTACTTTGCCAGTTGCCCCGTCGCAAGCGGATATTCAAGCCGCTGCAACGGCCATGAACAAAGAACGTATCGACGGCATCAATGCTGCCTTTGCTGCGTTCCCGCAGTTTGCCGACATTAAAAACACCTGCATTGCAGATACCGGTATCAATGCCGACAAAGCCAAAGACATGATCTTAGCTAAGTTGGGCGAAGGTACAACACCAACCAACAAGATGTCGAAGTTTGCTAACCCTGACGCAAGTAACGGTAACTTAGTGGGTGATTCAATTCGCGCACATGTTATGAGCCGTGCAGGTCATGGTGAAAAACATGCCGACAATGCTTACAACAGCTACAACTTACGTGAGCTTGCGCGTGCATCCTTGGTAGATCGCGGCATTGGCATTTCAGGTATGAACCCAATGCAAATGGTGGGCTTGGCATTTACTCATAGCTCAAGCGACTTTGGTAACATCTTATTAGATGTGGCCAACAAGTCAGTGCTAATGGGTTGGGAAACCGCCGAAGAAACCTTTGAACGCTGGACCAAAAAAGGCCAGTTGGGTGACTTTAAAATTGCTCGTCGTGTTGGCCTTGGCGACTTTAACAGCTTGCGTGAAGTACGCGAAGGTGCTGAATATAAGTACATCACATTAGGTGACCGTTCAGAGCAAATCGCCCTAGCAACTTACGGTGAACTGTTCTCTATTACTCGCCAAGCGATTATTAACGATGACATGAGCATGTTAACCGACATCCCAATGAAAATGGGCTTTGCGGCTAAAGGCACCATTGGTGACTTGGTTTATGCAGTGTTAACCGGCAATCCTAAAATGTCAGACGGCAAAACTTTGTTCCATGCAGATCATGGCAACTTAGGCAGTGGCGCACCAAGCGTTGCCGCATTAGACGCTGGCCGTCAGTTAATGCGCAAGCAAAAGTCTGGCACTCGCCACTTAAACATTCGCCCTGAGTTTGTATTGTGTCCAGTTGCGCTTGAAACCACGATGAACCAAATCATCAAATCAAGTTCAGTCAAAGGCGCTGATGTTAACGCGGGTATTGCTAACCCTATCCAAAACTTTGCCGAAGTTATCGCAGAGTCACGTTTAGATGATGCAAGCGCTGCAGCATGGTACTTAGCCGCTGGCCAAGGTCGTG